TTGAAATGATTGAAATTCGGGAGAAACCTGTGCAGCCATTATCGAAAGAGCAAAGAGAAGAACAAAACCAAAACCAAGACCAAGAACAAAACCAAAACCAAAACCAAGAAGAAATCGAAGACCTCCAGAAGGAAACCATCTTTGTCGACCCAGAAAAAATACCATTAAACGTTCCAATCAAAGATATCAAAGACCAATTGCGCGAATTTATTATTAGGGCCGACCAGGTAAAATTCGGCGATGAAGAATTTGGACCCATTGTGCAATACGTGGATGTAAATGCCAAAAGTCAAAGATATAGTATTGAAACACAGGTAAGCGATTTATTAGATGAACTATTGTCTACGATTCCCAACTCACAAAGAACATCCAGAGTTCTCAACAACATTCACATTATGATAGAACGGTTCAAACAACTCAGACAGCATTTTTCGTATTTCGATAAATATGGAAATGTAGAAGGGCGTATGGTAAAGGAAGCAACTTATAAGCCGTTATCTGAATATTTCTCCACATTCAAGTTGAACTTATACTGGATTTTACCTGTTGTTAAAAATATCAAAAAGGTTTATGATGCACAATATATAGACGAAGAAAACAACGATATTGTTCAATTGGATTTAAATGTGGATACTAAAAATATGTTAGAATTGATTGAAAATTATAAATCAAACGATTTTCCTATTGACCAAAATAAATATGCTTCCCTGTATGCAGAGCTAAATCCGTACTTAACCCCTTTTCAATTGGTCGGCGACGAAACATCAGGGCTTATTGACGAAAAACGAGTTCTTTTCGATGTCAATACAATCGTTGATAATTTAGAAGAAATGTATTCTTCTATTTTCACTGGTAAATCCATACGTAATAGACGATTTGTCATTCAAAAATATAATACGTCGCTTACTAAGTTGGATACCGTCGATTCGACTGGTGCAAAACTAGTAACTGTTCGAACAAATATATCCAATAACGATACCATGTCTATTAAATCATTTTTAACATTGCCTGAACAAATTATAAGATTTTCAAAAATAAATCTTCCCGGAACCAGCATTTTAGATAAAGCAAATCTCAACTTGGCATTTTTAAACTATTGGCAATTACTAAAAAAGAAAACAAACGTGAATAATATTTTTGTGGATAGTTTCGAACAAGAGCTGGAGTTTAATGAACAAAACTTCGCCAACAATATAAAGAATTTCGCTTTAAATTTAAGTGATGAAGATTCTAGAACTATGCATAAAGCAGAAATATACCATAAATTCATTAAAACCATCATACCGAAAACAAGGATTTTATTTAATTTGATGAAAAAATACATGAAAGGAAAATTGTCTATTGTAGATGTCGTATCCTATTTGGAGCCATTTTTAATATATACGGATGATTTAACCTTTATGCAATACAAAGAAATTGTATCCTTTATAGACGAGCAAATCTCAAAATACAATAAAGACTTTGTGGAGCGTTCGCGCATCTTCAAAATGATTGGGCAAAACAAAGCAAAACAATTATTATTGAACGCAAATGCATTTTCAATCATCGATATATTGAATAAAAACCTGCGCAACGAAGTTATACATGAAGGTTATGACATGTATAATCCTGAAACCACCTTTACGAACTCGGAAATTTTACGCAAATTAACCATCCGAGATAATACAAAGTTATACACCACGGCTCTTTCGGTGCAAAGTTTCCCATTAATGTTTCCGAGCGAATTTTCGAATCTTTTCGAAGAAGAAAAAAACAAACTAGATGGTAAACTGAAAAAGGCCGACGAAGAAGACAAATGTAAAACCATTACCATTGCCAAATATTATACTTCGTTGGATGAATTGCGCGCGGACAGCGATAAAACCATTTATTTCGATAAAAAATACGACAAAACAAATTACGGCATATTAGAAGAAGTGTATGGGAAAGAGGTGCTCACACTATCTTCAGAAGAATTGCGCGCTCATATTAGTAAAGATTTAATGCAAAAGAAAAAATTCACTGAAACTGAAGCGGAATACCATGCAAATACATTAATCGATGGCCACAAAAAAGTAATCGATGGTGAATTTGCGCTCTTGTATAAGGGTTATAACGAAAATATCGCCAATGAAGTAGATTATTATGTTCGCGCGAATAATAAATGGGTCTTGGACGAAGAGTTGAATAAAGAAGCTCATAAAATGAAGATAAATACCGACGAATCTTCTATTTTGTGTGATATGCAAAAACAATGTATAAATGTTCCAGGAAACGTCGACGACAAATGCGAAAGTATTAAATCCGACGAACTGGGCTTACAAACCAAACTGCTCAAAGATGTAATTAGCGAATTTGATATGAAATATAAAATGTCCAAGGAAGAATTTCAAAAATCTGTTACTGATAAATTCAACTATTTTAAATCAATCATTGCGGTTCTCAGCAAAATAGAAACAAATACTATCTTGAAATACAACAACCAAAAATATAAATTAGGAGCCGTTTCCGAAGAAGAGAAAACGTTGAAACCTGTGTCGCCGTTTCAAGAATTATTGAATTTAATTTTAGGTCAAAAGGATTTTGTTAAAAAACAAAACGATATTATTAAATTCACAAATACGTATACCAGAAAAGCATTGCCAGGGTTAGGTCCCTTGGGTGAACTTGAAAGCGCACATTGGTTATATTGTATTAAAACGCATGTTCCATTGTTGCCGTCCTTTAAATACGAATTAGCCGAATCCTTTGTGGTGGAGGGGCAATACGGTTATCGCGACCATTTGGAAATCGTCAAATCCAACATTGGCAAACAAAGTGACGACGGTGATTGGTGGTGTGATGAGCATAGTGGGTGGCCCATTTGTCCGACAAATTTCGATATCGAAGAAGGGTATGAAGAAGGATTCAAGGTCTCTAGTAGAGCAGTGATGGAAGAAGATGCTGGAAATAAAATTGTCTCTGGTTTGGCTGAAAAAACGGTCAATTATGATAGTCCTGATTCTCGTATGGTTCATAATATTATAAATACTCTCTCTGTTGCTATGGGTATACATGTCGAAACACAAAAGGAGTTTATCATGAACTGTGTCTTGGATTCTATTCGAAACACGGTAGAATCCGAAAGTGATTATAAGCAAATGGTAAGAGAGATGGCCGAAAAGGGCAAAAAAACCATGTCCTACAATGACTTTTACAATACATCTCTTTTATATTATACACTCGGCATGTTCTTAATTGGTGTGCAAAGTGCAATACCTTCGATAAGAACTAGAAAAACACATCCAGGGTGCGTGAGGTCTTTTCATGGCTACCCATTTGAAGGAACTGGCGATTTTACTAGTTTGACTTATTTAGGTTGTGTGGCCTATGATATTAGAAAATCTGGCGAGCCATGGAATGTTTTAAAAGGGAAAAAACAAGATGCTATCATCAATAAAATAAAGAGTGTGATGAATGACGTATTATTAGCTATTCCTGATGTAAAGCGAAAATTTGAAGAGAAAACCGAATATTTATTGACGTCTCCTTCTACCGAAATTCCAGAAGAGCATGATATTTCGAAATGGACGCAATTTTTGCCGCCCTTGGTGAATTACAAGATGAAACATTTGGTGAATATTTCACCCGAATTTAAAAAGGCGTTAATGTCGGATTTACGTTCAGGTACGATTCAACAGAGAGAAAAATTGCTGGTCATTGATTCCAAAATCATACAATTCTCTCTATCCATTGTCGAACGAATCCAAGAAATCGTAAAGAAACACCATTTGTTGCTGCATAGTTCGGGAAATGATCCTTATTTAGAAAACGCCTGTTGCGAAACGAAAAACAATGAAACAACTGTGAACTATTTCATATCCAAGGACCCCAGAATTGCCGAATACAATCAAATTGTGACCCAATTGTCGAATATGATGGACGATATTACCAGTTATTCTGAAGGCAGCTTGTTTTATAGCAATATCAATACGAAAAACAAATATCCTTCTATTCACACGGAATTTAACGAAAAAACGATATATTTGGCCTTTATTTATTTCTGTAAATTCAAATCGCTTATTCCTATACCAGAAGATTTGCTACCATTGTGTAGTGATAAACCAGACCCAACTTTAATAAACCCCAACGATTCGGTGGAGCGTATTATTCAGAAACTGAAAGATGATGGGCGAAATTATAAAAACGAACACTTTTTACGATTGCTTCAGCTGATTAGTCAACATAATATTATAAATATTAATGTAGACCAACAAGAGGTTTCTTCTATTACCAAATTAGCCAAAACAATTGAAGCGATTGATGATGAAAATGATGAGGTCTTGGAAAAATCGTTGAGAGAACTGATGAATAAATCCATGGACTCCTTTGATATTGCTACGGAAGAATATACCAAGGAAATAAAGGACTTGAATAATTTTTTGATTCGAAACATTGAAACGATGAAAGAAGAAGTCATTGATTTTGTCCAAAAAAACAAGGGAGCGAATACCACAAATAGTTCAGTGAGAAAAATGACCAAAACGATAGAAAACTTATCGAAATGGGTCACCGATGACTCAACGAGACATGAAACTATGAAAATTTCCGACGACAAATTGTATAATATTGTGAATTTTTATAAGAATTTCATTGAAAATTTTGTAAATATTTTTCCAAATATAGTTTTAAACAAGGTGAATTACGGCGATGTGCACATTCCAGCTTATTATGGGTTTTCATCGAGACATTCATCGAAACTAAAAAAATGTATTGGCGACTATTATGAGAAGCTAAAACCATTTTATGGAGTGTCTACGTTGAACAATGTGTTAACCAATATACAACGCAGCGCGAAAAATTTGGTTAAAATCGCAAATGTAACGCCTAGTTTTACGAGTATCAAAATAAGTGAAGATAAAAGTATCAAACCGATATTTGACGAAAGAACGAGTCGATTTTTATTTGAGTATTATTTGTTACGAGTCTTTATTAATTATATCGAATTAGCGGATGACCCAGAAATGATTGTGGCTGAAGTCCAAAAGGAAACAGAAACGGCGGATATTTTTACCATTGAATATTTAGAAGAAGTGGAAACCAAGATTGATTTATCCGTCTCGTCTAGGGGTGAAAACGATACTAGAATATTGTCTGGTAATCAAAAGCTATTGCGTCAAAAAACCGCCGAATTGTTATTGGCATTTATTGGCATTATGGATAACCAGAAAGACGCTATGGACACCTCCTACGAAGAAATCCATGACCGCATATTCAAATTAAAAGAAACGGAAAAGAATTTAGTAACCGATAGATTGAAACGTATGACGGATGAATTGAGAGATGCGGACACGATTCTCAAAATCAACAAACTCGGCATGTATAGTAAAGGAATGCAAAAAGGGTTAACCACGTTAGACAAGGATTTCTATGATGAAGAGCAATCCTTTCGAGATAAAATGACGCAGGCCGAGAGAAATATTCGAAAAAATAATGTGGATGCCAATGACGAAAACATTGATATTTTATTAGATGAACATCTTGAGCAGCAACGAGTAGAAGCAGAAATTGACGCAGAAGTGTATGACATGGAGTATATGAATGAAGACTTCTTTAATGGAAATACGGATGGGGTTGGTGCACCAGAAGAGGAGGATGACGATATCCACCTTTAATCCACCTTTAGAAAAGGTGGAGCCAAATCCACTTTTTCAAAAGTGGAGCAAAACCCTTATCCACCTTTAGGAAAGGTTATAACGAAGTAAGAGCCAAACCCGCATCCACTGTAAAATGATTCCAAACCCTTCAATAAAAGTATAATAATCTTTGGCTCCACATATACTTTTAGAAAAAGTATAACAAATATACTTTTACACCTTTTCTCATTTGAAACGCCCATTTTATATTATATCAAAAATACATAAAACCTAAACGATATAATACATATATAACAATGGTATTTTATGCTGTTTCTAACGGAAGAAATGTTGGAATATTTCTAAATTGGAATGATTGTAATAATTCTGTAAAAGGTTATAAAAATGCTTTATATAAAAAATTTGAGACAAAAGAAGAAGCGGATGCTTTTATTCAATCAAATAATAAAACTGGTGATAATATTACATATTCGAATAATGAAAAACAAAATCCTATAACATCATTTTTTGATACAATTATAACCAAAGAAAAAAAACAAGTTGTTGATTTTATTCCTGAATATTATGTATATACTGATGGAGCTTGCTCTAATAATGGAAAAAATAATGCGTTAGCAGGAATAGGTATTTTTTTTGGAATAAATGATATTCGTAATATATCAAAAAAAATAGAAGGAAAACAAACAAACAATACAGCAGAATTGAGTGCGATTATTGAAACATACTTTATAATCAAAAATGATATAATGAATGGGAAAAAAATAGCAATTGTAAGCGATTCAGAATATGCTATAAATTGTGTTTCTTCTTATGGTGAAAAATGCTATAAAAAAAATTGGATTGTAGATATACCAAATAAAGAATTAGTTAAAAGTGCTTATGAAATTTATAAGGATAAATCAAATATTCAATTTATACATATAAAGGCTCATACAAATAATACAGACATACATTCATTAGGTAATGATAACGCAGACAAATTAGCAAATATGGCAATTGACTTAGAAAGTTGTCCTTATAATACACTTACAAAAATTTATATTATAGTTCCTTTTATCAAAAAAGATGAAATTAAAAAATTAGGTGGAGTTTGGGATTGTAATCAAAAGAAATGGTTTGTATATGATAATAATAAAAATATAGACAAAATATTAACTATGTTTTCAAAAGAATAATCGGCGTTTCAAATGAGAAAAGGTGTAGAAAAAGTATAACAAATATACTTTTAGAAAAAGTATAACAAATATACTTTTAGAAAAAGTATAACAAATATACTTTTAGAAAAAGTATAACAAAAGTTTTGGCTCCACATATACTTTTAGAAAAAGTATAACAAAATTTTTGGTTAGACTTTGGCTCCATTTGGCTCCACCTTTTCCAAAGGTGGATAAAGGTGGATAAAGGTGGATAAGGATAAAAAAATTTGTTGGTAATTATATATAAGATAAAGATGAACAGAAACTATATTAGACAAAATATCACACTCATATCTATTATATTATTTATTATTATTTTTGGATTTATCCAAATAATGAAACCAGCATGTTTTTATAATAAAGACGGAAGTATTCGAGAATTTGGCATTGGCTACAAAAATAAAACAATTTTGCCTATTTGGTTATTATCTCTACTTTTAGGAATACTTTGTTATTTAGCGGTTATGTATTATATTGAATATCCTAGAATATTTTAGGATAACTGTGCACATATTACGAAACAATTTTGCCGAAATATTATTTTTCGAAAAAAACAACTTAAAGAAAACACATGAATAATATTTGTATGTAGCTAGTAAATTAGTTATATACAAAAAGCCTCCTTAGCTTAGTGGTAGAGCATTCTGAACAGTTGTTTAGGCTTAATACACTTGTAATGTAAAGGTCTCGAGTTCAATCCTCGAAGGGGGCTAAATTCATATATGTAATTTTACATATATATATGAATTTTGTTTAGTATTTGTGATTGTTTACCATGTAATTATTTAACTCGTAATCGTATACGTGGTGCTAGTTGCCAACTCCTTTTGCGCCTGTGCTTCCTTTTCCGCATCTAAAAATTTCTGATAATTCTGCTCCATTGTTTTTGGGTTATTTACGCAGCCTCTCGTTGTGATTTTAAGTTGCACAATCGACGTCAATAAGAGCCCTGTATACATATACCACATGGATTCACCTACATTGTCTCTCGTCACCACCAATTCAAACAAATCATTCTTCATTTTCTTCGTTTCTTCATTCTCGGTTTGGTATTTTTCCTTCATTAATGGTTTTAAAATGTTCCAATAAGAGTCAAAATTGGATGGCACGATTTGATTAATTAATATGGCAGTGTTGCCACAAATTTTAATAATGGCATCCGCTGCACCTTGCATCGCCTCTTTTTGTTCAGGGGTCGCCGCCGTGTCGTCATCTACCTTTTTCTGGATATCAGGATTTATCAACAAATCCGTAATGATTTTATTCGCCGAACTAGACACCCAAAAATATCCCACCACGTCGGAGAATGCGCTCTTAAACCCTGGATACACGGTTAAAACCACAATTAAGACGCCAAAGAGTAAGGTCCACGGTAAAAAGGTAAAAACACCAGCCGCACCCATATTTTCCGTAACACTACCCCCACAAGTGGTAGAAATAATAGACGCGTTGACCATGAATTGAATCACCACCACCAATAAGAAATAAATAGCTAAATACATATATGAATTGCTAATATATGCCTTATGTTTTTGAGGGTCACTCGACATTTCGTAAGTAAAACTAGGCTTTATTGCCAAATAATAAAATAATGTGGTTAATAAAAATGTTACAATATTTAGATAAGAACTAGCCATATAGATAATATGTATAATTTAATTTTTAATTTTAATTGTATAAAATAGCATACACTAGAACTATTATGGATGTCAACCACTTCTCAAATCAAAGCGGAGACTGGCCTTCTCCTAAACCCCTTCTCACTGAGCCAGGAGTGAAATATTTTTTACATCAAACTCTAAAGCAATGTCATATGGTGAGAGATAATTTTCATAATATGGTATTTAACATTGGATTATTTATTGGTTTTCTCATTGTTTTAGGAGCAATCTTACTTTATAAATACAAGGGTAAATTGACACCTGTTGAAATGGAACAGAAAAACAAAGAGAAACAACAATATATATTATCCAAAATTCAAAAATTTCAACAAGCTAAAAGAATTGCTCATCAAGAACTAATCACTGGGCTACCAGCTTGGGAAAGCGAATATGATATCATACACCATAAACACTCGTATTGATTCTAGTGATACTCACTCGTTGCCCCTACTTTAGAGCAAACCAAACTTTTATGGTTCAAAGATGTCAAAAATTATACAACATTATATTATATATATTATAATAATGGAGTTTGAATCAGAATCCGAGACCACTACAAATTCATCAAATGAAAGAAATAATGGATTACCCAGTGTTAAAGAGGCATTAAATGAATTTTTTAAAATGAAACTGGCTTACGAAACTGTCCTAATGGAAAACAAAAAGAAAATAATAAACAATTTTCTATTAAGTAAGCGAGAGAAACGAACTGAGTTCCTGAAACTGAAACCAAAATGCATCAATTGTGGACGACCTGGTGGCACGAGATTTCAAACCACTTTTATTGCGGAATCCGACAATGAGGAAGCATATAGGCAACATAGCGCGACTTGTGGAGTCATTGCGGACCCATGCCCTTTACAAATAAAGATTCAACTTGGTAAGGTGGAATTATTACCTGAATTGTTGGATTCTCTCCAACACAGTATCAAGGAGAAAAAGGATGAAGTCATTGACAACAAAAATAAATTATTGTTTGGCTATTTAAGCACCGAAGAAGTATTGCTCAAATTCGACGATTTAAAAGCCGATATTAACGATTATACTTCCTTATACGACGCTTATTTGGATACATACCATTCCATCGTAGACAACGATAGAACCAAAGAAGAATTAGAAGAAACTACTAGCAATATCTATATACAAATCAATCAAATCAAAGATTGTATAAAAAAAATGAATGATACCGACAATGTGCAATATGCGCGTGATGCAGTGAATATATACACCAATACATTAATGCCGCTTATGAATAAAAGTCGAGTGTTGAAATATGATGAAACTATGGTTTGGCATAATGCTGATATCAATACCTGTAATTTAATGCAAAATAAAAATAGTATCCGAAGTTTATCGTATAGTAGTTTTCAAGATAGGGTAGTAGCATATAATGTTAATGTACGAATTGAGTCTGGTAACCAACGTCCAATTGTCTTTGATGAAGTGGAAGCGGATGATGGAATACAAATCGACGGTTGTCCTAGTAAAGGAAAATTGCCGCAAACATGTAAAACGAAAAAGGATTACTATAAACAGGCGCTGATTTTTCATCCAGATAAAAATCCGGAGTGTATAGATAATTCGACCAAAAAATTTCAGATGTTGACAAGTGTGCCTGGATGTAAACAATTTGCAAAATAGAATATGTTCAGTCGCGTATTACCATTTCAATTTGGCAATTTTAATCAAATCTTCAGCCACCACATCTTTTGCTTGATTTTTTTTTAATTTTTTTTCGTGCCATTTTGCAAATGTTTCTAAAAATATTTTACGTAATGGAAAAACTTGAACCACGTCTTTTCTTACTTTTTTCCATAAAGCCACAACACGTTTGGAGTCGTGGAACTGTTGAAAAGTTCGTATTAAACCGATAGCTTCATCGCGTATTTCTTCGATGTCTTGTAAATATATTGCTTCATAAAATTCATTCACTTCTTCTTTCATCCATTCATATTGATATTGTTTATTTCCAGCGGTGGCATTATTTTTTTTTTCGTTTGTCATTGTTCTATAATTTACAATAGACACCCAAGATGGTATTTCAATTTCCATTTTATTATATACATAATATTTATATTATTTTGTATTATTTTGTATTATTTTGTATTATTTTGTATTACCTAAATCATGAAGACAAATACCTAAAACGATAAAAATGTGTAAACAAAACAATACCAATGTAAAAATTTTGAAAATATAAAAATATACAAAATATATAAATGTTATTAAACTATATTTCGATACCAGTGTTTTTAGTAAGTTTCGCCGTTGGACTCTTTTTTGTCTATATTTTAGGACCAGAAATGAAAAAAATATATGTTTATCCTAGTCCTGAAACTGTCGGTAAGGTTTTATTTAAGGACAAAGCAGACAATTGTTTTTATTTTAAAGAAGAAGTCGTCGACTGTCCTAACGATGAATCCAAAATATCTAGTATACCAATACAAACATAACGCTTCCAGGATGTAAATGTCGACTATACAATTTTTTAATAAAAATAAATGTATTATACATAATATATACATAATATATACAACAATACTATAATGGCAATACATCTAGGAAAATTTGTTCATACCGAACGAGGCAAAATAATCATGTCGGTTTTGTTGGGGTTCGGTTTGGCTTCATTGTTTAGAACTGTTTGTAAAGATAAAAATTGTTTGTTGTTTTATGCACCACCTTTAGAACAAATTAAGGATAAAATATACAAAAACGATGATAAATGTGTAAAATACACCCCAGTCAGCGCCAAATGTAGCGCAAATGCCAAAATGGTTGATTTCGAGTAAGGATTCTCTGTTCTCTCTATCTCTGTTTGCGTAAATTATTATAAGCAATGAATATTTATAATAATTATGAGTGATTCCACCAATATTTTAGACTTGCCTACCGACCCAGTTGGCGGCGGAAATATAAGTAATAATATATCATTAAATGCTTCTGAAAACATTGTTATACAAAACCAAAACCAAAACCAAAGCATAGGAGACGGTGCAGGGCAAGGGATGACTTTAGACCAATCAACCATTAGTCAGATAGTATCTGGCCTCCAACAAGCCACGATTAGTGGCGCCACGCAATTACCCTCTAGAGATATACCAATGACTACCACCGGGCATAGTAACGACCCTCAAGTTCAACCTAATTATGTTCCACCTCCTCCCAACAATATTGATTATATTAAAAATCACGAAGACACGAATGATATGATAGACGACTATAATAAAAAACGTAAACACTCAGATTCGTTAGACGAAATGTATAATGAAATACAAACGCCGTTATTATTAGCCGTTTTATATTTTTTATTTCAGTTGCCATTTTTTAGAAAAATCTTGTTTCGTTATTTACCAGTGCTTTTTTCGAATGACGGCAATCTCAATATAAATGGATTTTTATTTACAAGTACCCTCTTTGGATTGTTGTTTTACTTGCTCAACAAAATTACGAATCATTTTGGCAGTTTCTGACGAAGACAAAATAATAATAATATTACAAACCATATAAATATTTGTTATTAAATATAATTATCTGTTATAGCGGATGCTAGATTTTTTATATACACTAACTACATCTTATGATAATGTAATTAAAATAGCGATATTTAATTATTTCAAAACAGGTAACCCTTTATATGACACGGTGATATCTACAATATTTATTAGTGTCATCGGTTATACAATTCATTATGTATATGAAAATAAATTGGATAAGATTTTAATAAAAGTAACATTTGACGACATTAAAGGCTTTTTTTATAAAAAAAACACAATTATATTAGAAGGCAAACGGAGTACTGTTATGTCTAGCTTTTGTTATAATCAAAACATTTCAACCATGTATAGTAATAGATTTAAAGCTATATTAGATTACATTATTTCAAATATTTATAAAATAGACACCGTTTTTAGAATTAAAGAAGCCCATAGTACTTGGCAATCGTCTCATGAAGGAGACAGAAGAAAAAATCTGGATGTCTTTATTGTTTATCAAAACAAACATTTTAAAATTGATGATAACATTTTTGTAAAAATAGAAACGTTACAAGACGATTTCAATGATGACAGAGAAAAAATAAATACCAAAACCGACAAGATAACCATATCTATTTATTCATACATACATTCTGTAAATCATCTTAAGAAATATATAGATAATATCACCTATACATATTTATCAACCATTAAAGAAAATCGTGACAGCAAAAGGTTTATTTATTCTTTAGATAAAGTGCAAATAACGAACGATGAAACACGCCTCAATTGTTGGAGGGAGGACATTTTTGAAAGTACTAGAACATTTAATAATATTTTCTTTGACGGAAAAAATGAACTAATCTCAAAAATCGACTTTTTTTTAAAAAACGGTGAATGGTATTATGAAAAAGGCATTCCTTATTCTTTGGGAATAGGTTTACATGGACCACCTGGAACAGGTAAAACATCGTTTATAAAGGCACTTGCGAATTACACCAAACGGCATATTGTGGTTATGTCTTTAAAAACAATCAAGACGAAAAGACAATTGGAAGAATTTTTCTTTGAAAATAGATATAACGAAAATAATGAAATGAATAGTATAACATTTGATAAAAAAATTATTGTTTTTGAAGACATTGATTGTATTGGTGATATTATTTTAGATAGAAGTCGCCAAACTATAAATTCTGATAAAAAATTTATCGAAACAATTGAGAATCTCAGCGAAAATATTAAAATCAATGATGGTAACAAAATAGGAAATATTTTACAAAATATTTGTGAACTAAACGAAATTAAAGCTGTAAACAACAGTTCTTCTAATGAAGAACCTATTACTTTAGATGATATTTTGAATTTATGGGATGGTATTCGAGAAACTCCTGGAAGAATATTAATTATTTCATCAAATCATTATCATAAATTGGACCCAGCTTTAATACGGCCCGGTAGAATTGATATTACTCATGAATTAAGCAATGCAAGTCATAATACGATTTCCGAAATATATTACCATTTATTCAGAACAAAAATGGATAAAAACTTTTTAAAAAAAATAAACGAGTATTTTTATTCGCCTGCAGAAATAATAAATATTTATGTTTCCAATAAAAATAATACTGATTTTGTAAAACGATTGATGAAAAACGAAAAAATATAAAACTCGTTTTATTATAGAATAGAAAAACAAATTCTATAATAAAATCAACCATGATAAATGACTACGTAATTAAATTAATTGACAATTTGCCTGACGACATTAAACATGCGAAGGAACCCGTTCTCATTGATTTAGTGCTAGACGGAGGAATGTTTAATGGTAGTTATTTAGTTGGAGCCCTATATTTTTTAAAAGAAATGGAAAAACGCAATTATATTAAAATAGACCGCATGTCTGGATGCAGTGTGGGCGCCATAGTTGCACTGTTGTATCACATGGACGCACTAGAATTGATGCATCAATTATACGAAATGATTAAAATCGATTTTAGTCAAACATATAAATTACAATTTGTCAGAGAACTGAAGAAATATTTGGCGGACCGCATACCTGATGACATCATGCAAAAGGTAAATCACAAACTATTTATCAGTTATCACAACATTAAAAAGGATTGTAAACAAGTGAAATCTACCTACAAAGATGTAGACGACATCATACAAACCATCATAAAGTCTTCGTATATTCCCTTTTTAATCGACGGTAATATTTTATATGAAAATAAATACATGGATGGTATTACACCCTATATATTTTCAAAAGAGCCAAATAAAAAGATACTGTATTTAGACTTGTATGGTTACGATAAAATTGGTAATTTATTAAATGTAAAGAACGAAAAGACCAACTTTCATCGCATCCTTTCTGGATTGTTGGATATACACTCTTTTTATATAAAACAAAGTTCGACGCAAATGTGTAGTTACGTAAATGACTGGAATCTTTCACATAATGGATTTAATTATTGCAAATTTTTAGTAGAGAAATGTTGCATTTATTTTACATATTTTTTAGTTTTAATCAAGGATAAAATACCTGAAGATTGTAGGCATAACATTTTATACAAAATATTATCAAAAATATCACAAGATATTTTTATCATAATATTAGAAAATTATTGTCTGTAAGGGCAAATTTAGAACAAAGAATGTTGCGTATAACAAATATATTAATTTTATAAATTTTATATTATAATGGACCAAATTGATATAACGAGTGCCGAATTTTCGTTGGATGTACCTAATGCAAATAAATTGGTTTCCGAAACGATAGAGAATATGAGTGAAAATTTGTTACCAGATGAAGATTACTCGATGTATATAATAGGATTTGTCGTCTTGATTTTGCTAGGCGGCGTTTTTGCCTACACTTTTTACACCAAAAATATTTGTAAGCGCGTCACATTTCAAGACAAGTTAGACTATTGTTATGGACAAGGAAAAGCTTGTGACGACGGTAAAGCTTGCGACGGAAAAGGTTACGACGACGTCGAATGCAATGGCGGCTTATGTCAGCGATTGTAAAAGAATCATGGTTTACGGTTACGTCTCGTTTTGCCGCCATAAATCGCCAATAGTTTTGTTTTTTTGGTTTTATGTTTCAGTTTTTTCTTATTGCCTGTTTTTTTACCTTTCACTTTGTTATTTATATTGTCTTTGCTATTCGACGAAGACCCATTCATGTCATCTGGTTTATAATTTAAAAACCACTCTTCAAATTCCTTTTTGTCTCCCTTTTGTTTCAACTCCTTATATTTTTCCGCTTTATGAGCACGCATCTCTTCTACGGATTCTTGATGCCCATAACACGTAATACTAAAACGACGCAACAAACCCTTTTGTTCTAATCGATTTTTTTGCTGAACATCAAAGAGGAATTTCGACATGCACAAGATGCGGTCTAAAAAATCATTATAATACGGTTTATCTGCATATAAAAACGCCAAATAAAAACTCAACATGGTATCAATGGTGGCTATTTTCACTTTTTGACCCCCTATATTTAAATTATTATAGCTATGACAGGCAATCGGCTTATATACAAATGCAATGGTATCTTTGCCAATACGTATTTCATAATGTAGTGGAATAATCTCTCCAACCGGTTCCTTTCTAATTATTTTAGTGTGTTTGATGCCAATATCTTTGAGTCGTTCTTTCACAATTTCACAAGTTGTCTCTGGGTCATTCGACAAAACGTCAAAATCCGCAACTTTTTCTAATTTATGTCGTAAATTCTGGGGCATATATTGGGAATATAGGGAAATGGCATAACCACCGAAAAAAACGACGCCTTGATTTACCAGAGTGGCTCTAACATTATCATAAATCCGTTCCTCCTCCTCTTCTTCGTTTATTTTCATATCTCGTTGAAATTCAACTTCATTGCAATTTACATCGGTCACTGGGTAATGTTTGTTCAGAAGGGCTAAACGTTTCATCACTTTTTCCCAGCGACTCGTATCTCCAGCAGGCCGCGACAATTCTAAATACATGGCCATTCTTAAATAATTTGGGGGTGTGTATAGGATGCCGCCAACACTTATGGCGTCCTTTTTGAGCGAATGATAAATACCTTTGGGTAAATATGTGATATCTGCGACAGGAATATAATTCACAAATACTTTATAGGTGCCGTGATGCTGTCCAGATTTGGCCTCTACATCGGTAAAACCCTTTTTGTAATAAATATCGGCCAATTCCTTTGCATCTTCTAAAGCATTGGTAGTAAAAAAATCGTAATCCGGAATTTCGACATCTTTGTTATAAAATTGGTCTTCTTCTGGTAATATATTATTAATGGCGGTTCCGCCGTAACAAATTAGATTTTTAACCTTGATAAAATCTTCTACGATTTTTATAATTTTTTTTATATCGTCTGAGTTGATAATGCGTTTGGCCATTTTTTCTTCGGCTTTATCGACGGCCATACGCAGAATCGCTAATTCACAATCGTTAAATGTTAAATCTTTGCAAATATTTTTTTGTTTCATAGAAATCCTCCTATACCATATACCAACATTAAAAAGGTTGTAACGAAGTAAGAGCCAAAAATCCACCTTTATCCACCTTTAGGAAAGGTTATAACGAAGTAAGAGCCAAAAATTTTGTTATACTTTTTCTAAAAGTATATGTGGAGCCAAAAATCCACTTTTGGGAAAAGTGGAGCAAAATATAGTTTTTCTAAATTGTCGGTGGTCTTGCTTAAAGGTGCTACAAAAATTATAATTATTGTATTTAATGATTATAATTTATTATTTATTCACCTTATCCACCTTTTAAAAAGGTGGAGCCAAAGATAATATGCTTTTAGTGAAAGTTTTGCTCCACTTTTCCTAAAAGTGGATACGGTGTTCCTTATCCTTCTTGTTGAACAAGGCAATCAATTTGCCGTGATGTCCAGCATCTACGTTCTGCAAGAATCTATACAATTTCGCGACCTTGTGCTCTGGATGTAATGTTTCTACAATTAAATTATTGACTTGCATCTTTTCAT